TCCGACACCGCACAAATGTACATCAGACGAAATCAAACAAGTTGTTGAATTACAATTTTCCACTGACATTCCGTGACAGCAAAAGTAATTGCTTCCACAGCCTCGAAAAAGGACATAAAAAAAGAGCTCGATGACAACATAAGTTGCCACTAAGCTCTTGGTTATATGCAAAGATACGATTATTTTATGCAAAGTAAGAAATAATTCGCTATCTTTGTGGAAAAGAAAAGGTTATATGGAATACTTATTCGTTGATATATTCATTCTCGCTATAATTCTCTTATTTGGATATGCCGGAAGAGAAGGGGCTAACCCAACAAATCCAGCAGAGACTTTTTGGGACCACAAATATGAAAAATTCAAGAAAAGGATGATTGACGATTTAGAGAAGGAGCGAGATATTACCCCTGATTAGGAATCTCCTCTTGGGGTTGTACGACTTCCATCTCTTTCTCTTTCTTTTCCTCTTCTTCTTTCTTCCTTGCTTCTTCCTTTTCTTTCTCTTTATCCTCTTCAAGATTTTTAATGTCTTTGCACGAAACAATGAATGAGCAAATTTCTTCAAGTCTGTCATCGTCAATTAGTGATAACGCCTTAATATATTCTTGATTTCTGCTGGTATCAATATAATGTTCATATTTACCTGCTATTTTCATATATTTATAAAGTTGTTCAATACAATCTTTTGCAGATATATGACCTTGGCTTTTGCTGTCTTCTACCAAAGCATTTAACGCTCCTTGAATGTGACCTCTAAAACTTTCAACATGATGAACAATTTCGCTTTTTAATAAATAATATGAACGAACTGCCACACGCATATCATTTTCAGCCCTTCTAATATCCTTTTTTAGCTCTCTTGACAATTCATTAATACCTTCTTTCACTTTATTCTCATACCACAAAAAATTGATAGCTTGTGTAATAGCAAATACCGCAACGGGAATTGATATTATACTTGCAAGTAAAGCAACAGCATCAAACTCCATTGGTTCGCATCTTACAAATGCAGTAATACTCAATACAGCAGCTATGATAGACATGCAGAATGTACAATAAACTTTTTGCCTTAAGCTCAAATAGATTTTCTTTTTCATAATATCAGTTTTTAAATGGCGAATCCTCTATAAAGAAGTGCCCCCACCGGCATAGATACCGGAACCCGACTGACTACGGGTTACACTCCTTCATAGAGGATTCATGTTGTTTCTATTGTTTCGGGGATTACAAATATAGAAACTGAAAATGAAATTTCCTAATTCTGAACTCCCATTCTCCGCAAATGGTCATCCAGTGTTTTAGGATTGCATTTCAATTTTCTACAAATGGCAGCTTTAGAATATCCGTATTCAAGCATAGTTTTAATCAATCCTTCTTTACCTGTCAGCTTGTAATGTGAGTTGTGCCCACCCTTATGTCGGCCAAGCTTCTGCCCTTCGGCAACACGCCTGGCAAGACCTTCTCTCGTCCGTTGCGAAATCAAATCACGCTCAATCTGAGCTGACAGACCAAAAGCGAAGGCAAGTATCTGAGACTGTATATTGTTACCCAACTCATACTTCTCCTTTACAGTCAGAACAGTGATTTTTTTTTGCATGAGAGTGTTTAGAATGCTCATCACTTCCATCAGACGACGCCCAAGACGACTAATTTCAGAGCAAATAAGGGTATCACCCTTTTTAAGTTTTTTCAGCAAAGCGCCAAGCTTCCGTTCTTTTGCAGACTTGGTACCGGATATGGTTTCCGACACCCATTTGTCTATTTGCAGTTCTCTTATCTTACAAAATCTCTCTATCTCAAATTTCTGATTCTCAACCGTTTGTTTGTCTGTACTGACTCTAATATACGCGTAAATCATTTTTCACGCAAAGATATAAAACTCAATTACAAGGTAGAAAATAGCACATCCTTATAAGATGCCTATCCAAAGTTATCGGATTACATTGCAGCCTTCTACAAATGGCGGCTTTGGAATATCCGTATTCAAACATCTTTTTTATTAGCCGTTCCTTTCCAGTCAATTTATAATGGGAATTCTGAACACCTGGTTTTCGTCCAAGCTTCATCCCCATGGCTACCCGCCTGGCAAGTCCGGCTTTGGTTCTCCTTGATATATCTTCCCGCTCTCTTTGAGCAAATAAGACCTTTAAAAACGTATCTTGCACAGAATCTGAATCATCTTTAATAAGCTTGTCATCACGGATTTCCACAATATTGGCTTTGGCTATCAGACAATGAGATATGATAGCTATAACCATATACGCACAGCGTCCAAGCCTTGAAAGTTCCGTAACATATATGGTATCGCCTTGGTCTATCGTATTCAGTATCTTGCCTAATTTCCGCACATTGGGATGCCTGGCACCAGACACACTCTCTTCAATCCACTTATCTATAATGAGCCCCTTGCGCTTGCAATATTGCATAATCTCGTACCGTTGGTTTTCAACGGTCTGTTTTTCACTGCTGACCCGTATGTAACCGTAATTCATAGGATTCTGTTTTTCTCCTTTAAAAGTAAGAATTTATATGCAATTAATAAAGTATCGAACATAAAGTTTTCATAATCCGGAGGATTCGCCCATTAAATGTGTGAGATTATGGCAGAGAAGCAGGATATTAGGGAAGACCAAATGACGGAAATGACGAATCCTCAGAAAATTCGGTGTTTGGATTCAGAAGGAAATAGCGGACTTATACTATTATCCACGTTATTATTGAAAACGATGAGGAATGTAGGATATTTATCAAGCAATGATTTGAAAAATGTTGGAACAAGTTGCGGATATGCTATATCTACCGAAGACGGCTCAGGAATTAATGGCCTATTCCTATCTATTGAAGCAATGGGATATTATTTCCAAATTAAAGTCTCATATACTGGAGACTCTTTGAAATTTAGAGTATACAATAAAGAAAGCGATATTTGGATTAATTGGCGCTCTATATCTTTTACTTAATAAAACTTTGGAAATTACATAACCTTTATGTTGCCGAATCCTTTGCCCCTTAAATGTGTGAGATTATGGCAGAGAAACAAGATATAGCAATGAACCAGTTCACAGTGGTAACTGATGCGGATTATGTGTATGTGGAGAAAGGGAATAGCCAAGGGAAGATTAAGAAGAGCGATTTTATAGATATTGTAAAAAGATATATTACCTCTGTTAGATTTGCAGGTGGCATACCAGACTCAGATTTAAATAGCATATACAAAAACGAAGAGTCTGGAATATCCATATATAATATTAGTGCGGCGATTCTAAATTCTCCTGCGACCTATTCATTCTGTATTAATATACAGAGGTCAGGGAAAGGCGATGTTACTGCTTCCCAAAGAATTTTACAAATTGTTCCAGATGATAATTTGGTTAATTTACGAACGGGGAAAGGTGATGGAGAAAAGATTGTTTATACGTCGTGGAGGCGAATATAAATTACCAATTTTAGCAGCTTGATTTACCTCTTTCATTTCTTATCCAATCTCTTACCCGTTCCGGCCATATCGGTCAGAACGGGTTTAATTATGTCAATATATTTGCTTCCACTCTCCCCATTGGTACGCACCTGCCGCACTTTTCCTCCCAATTAGCATGAACCCAGTTAGGTCATAACTATAAGCTATTATTGTCACTACATTTAATCCATAGCTACCCCCATCAATACGAGATATTATCTCAGCTGTTCCGTAAAAAGGAACAATTCCATCAGGGCCATTTAAAGTTCCTGATGTCTCCGTATTGACTTCGTATAAGTAAGACCCCGCTTTTGGAAAATTGGCAGGGTCTTTAAAATCTCCATTAAAACCTATTTTGGGAGTGATATGCACCAAATCATCCTTCTTAATCAACACACTATCTTTCCCTTTCAAGCCTCGCACATAGTCTACGCCACTGACTAGATTCATCTGGTCTTCCCTAATATCTTGCTTCTCTGCCATACTTAATACATTTAAGGGGCATAACCAGAATGAAAATCCGCATGGCTTGCAGAGCCACTATCAGAAGGAAACTTCTTTTACAGAGTAACCTTCAGGAATGGTTTCGCTGACTTCTTCCGGTGTCTGTAACTTGAAATTGATGAGGGCAGCAGCGGATATTACAAAATTGTTTAATCTGTAAAGTTTTACATATATGTCTAAAAAACTTCGTTCAGTTGTTGATTTTGCATACAACACACGAGCTTTTGAAATGGGAACTATACTTGAGGATGCTACTTTTGTAACGAAAGCTCCATTCTCATACCCTTCAGCAAAAGCATAAAACAAGATTGCCCTTGGGGATTCATTTACAAAAAAATTTCCTATATTGAACAGTCCGGAAGAAGCAACATTGCCAGGATAACCAACAGCTATTCTATACCATTTACCATTTTGTAAATCAGCAGAAACAACTCCACCTCCCGTATTCGGATGAGGAAGGTCTCCAGGTTTTATCAACACGCTGTCCTTACCCTTTAGCCCTCTCACGTAGTCCACACTGCTGACTGTGGTCATCTCATTTTCCTTAATATCTTGCTTCTCTGCCATAATCTATTACATTTAAGGGGCATAATTTCCGGATGGAAATATTACCCGATTTAACATTTTGTTTTTAGTCTCGTTTTGTAAATTATAAATCAAATTTTTCCATAATATCTGAAGAACTCAAAAAGAGTTCTCACATCAAGATAACTGTCTTGCTTTCATAAAAAACTCTCATACATCTTTCCATTTATATTAGTTTGTTAATTAACCGGGTTTTCGTAATCATGGTCACCCAAATCAGCATACGAATACGAAATGCCATTTTTATTGGTTGAAATCCAGACTCCTCCCAATGATATGAATTCATAAACACCAGGGTCTGTGATATGAGCCTTATTGCAATAATGGTATTGACCGTCAACCAACTCCATATCATTAAATCCGTCCGATGTCACAACTGACACATAGCCATATGTGCTCCCTGAAGAATTATTATATATGATCAAGGATATTTTCATGCCCACACATTGGGCAGAGCTGGGAAGCATGTATTCACTTTGGCCTATTCTACAGGGACGCCCATTGCCAAAATCCGAACCAAAATTGGGGTTCAGGTAAAAGTAGCCTTCATTGGAACTAAACCCATGTATCTTTATGAATGCCGCTGTCGCTGTAATTTTTCCTTGAACATTGACCTCTCCAGTCTCACCATCAATGCTACAAGTGACATTTCCATTCTTATCCCTTGCCAGCACATTCTGCACCACCAAATCATCCACATAGATTTCATCGGCACGTATCTTTCTCGCTAAAGCCATATCCATAGCCACAAACATATACTGCTGTGCCGCCTCCCAATTAGCATCACCGTCTATCGAGGTAGGTGCGACAGTGACCGACGTACCGTAAGCCCGTACCCGAAACGGAATGGTTCGATTGTTGAATGTGGCCAGTACGATGTCATGGTAATCTTCATTCCAGACATACGTGTTGCCTTTGGCGAAAAAACCTCTCGGACGCGGCTCGCTGGCATCCCGTCCGGCATTGCCGTCATAACTTACACCCACGGACATCTCCGCAATGAAACTGTCATTCCATGCCGAAGCGTCCGCCTGGCTCTGATAACAGCGGACTGAAAACGTTGAATACCCTGCAGAAGCGTTGACCGTAATCTCGGAAGCCCTCGAAGGCCCTGCGATGGCGCTCCATATCCCGTTGCTGTACCCCCGTGCGGTCAGATATCCGTCCGGATAAGTCAATGTGGCGCTGCCGAGCGTCCGCTTGGCATAGACGCGGAAAGCTGAAGGAACAAGCGAACCGGCATTGCTCACCCGGATATTGCTGCATGTACTGATGAGATAGACCATGCCGCCGTCTGATGTCAGTTGTTCCCATTCGTCGGTGTTCACTTCTTCGGTAATAATATAACCGTAGGACTTGCCGCCGTTCTGGGTCTGAGTGATTCGCCTCCCGTCATGAGTTGTCTGAGTCCATAGAGGTGGATTCGAAGTGTCAACCTTTGAGAGCCAGGAGCGACTCCCCATCGTACAGATGGTGAGCTTTTTGTATGGAGTATTAGCCGTGCGCCACTCACCGCCAGCCTTGACGGATTCGCCGTCACCGCCAGGTTTTCCAGGATTACCGTCGTTGCCGTCCACAACCATGGGTATAGTTTCCCGGTCCACGACCTGCCCACCCACGTAGAACACGAACTGCAGCTGCGTCGTGAAGTTCTTCGGGGAAATGGCCGTGCCGTTCTGTATCTCGACCTCCGAACCACCGTCCTTACTGTATTTCAGCACACCGTCAGTCGTGATGGAAGTGGTACCGCCTACAGACTTGGTGCGTGTGCATGACACGCTTGCCACACTGTAGGTACCAGCCTTCCGCTTGCTTACTGAAGATACGGAAGGCACCAGCCTATAGAGTATCGCATCACTGCCCGGATTACCGGCACGCACACCGGTAATGGTGAACACCAACTCACGGCTTATATCCGTATCCTGTACCGTAGCCGTAACGGTTATCCTAACCTCTGAGCGTGCAGGCATCGAAATGCCGGAAGCCACGGTAAACGCTATCACCCCCGTATTGACATTGTAGCTCTCCGTCACACCGGCAGGGGTCACGCATGATATGGACTTGAGCTGTAGTTTCTTCGTACCATACCACATGCCGACGGTTGTATTGAGTACGGACTGCGAAACAGTCTTTCCTTCGTATGTCAAGGCAATGCTTTCCATCTCGTTGTCGAAATCGGCTACAATGGCCGACTCACCGTCAAAGCCCCACTTGGCCCAGATGGCTGCCGGTGAAAACGCACTCCATACACCGTCCTTCTTCGTGCGGCAACAAGCCCACTCGTATGGCAGGCTCTCGCTCACCCCAATCGGGTCATCATGCCAGCCGGACGGCACGTAGTCATCCACCTGCGAGGTGGCTGGCGTAGGAGGCGTCACATTCTCTGTCGTATGTTTGAATATCCACTCATAATCCCTACCGTCACGCCCGTCCTGGCCGTTCTCCACCAGCAGTTCATATTCAGCCGTATTCAAGTCCCCGGTAATGGTATAACCGTAGCTCTTTCCACCGTTCTGGGTCTGCAGGATACGGCGCCCCTCATTGGTCGTCTGAGTCCACATCGGAGGATTGTCGGTACCATCAGGAGCGACACATAAAAACACACGTCCGGCCATCTTGGTAATACCCATGTAAGGTATATGCTTGCCGGTCTGCCAGTCACCGCAATTGGTAATGCTTGTACCGTCTGCACCCTTGCTGCCAGTCACACAGATGGCGTTCGTTGTGGTGGAAGTATCGTCAGTAAAGACTATCCTTGTCCGGGTCCAGATATACCAGCCGTTTTTCCACGCCGGAGAGTCTGTCTGCCACTCGCCTCCGGTTGTGGTGGCCGATGAAGAGGAAAGGTAGTATTCTTCGGTAATGGACTTGATGCCCTTGCCGTCAGCTCCCTGCCCACCACTGATACAAGCCGCTTGGGTGTACTTGACTTCGTCATCAGAATAGACAATCTTCGTCCGGGACCAGATATACTTGCCGGCTTCCCATTCAGGAGAGGTAGTCTGCCAACCGTCCACCGGGGCAATGACATTCGACACCGATATCGCGTATTCCACATCGGTAGACTTGATACCCTTGCCGCTTTCTCCCTTTGCCGCATATTTCAGCCAGTCAGCATTGCCGTCTGCCGGTTCTGTAGACGTGCCTTTCTCATTGACACATATCCATGAGCTGCCGTTATGCGTCACCTCATCGTAATAGGCATACTTCTCACCCTTTTTCCACGTCCCCTTGAATAGCGGCACCCGGAAAGCCTCGCCGGTGATGTCATCTACCTGGAATATCTTGCCGGACATGATGACGTGGCGAAAAACAGCCGAGTAGTTGTCAGCCGGAATACCATGTACGGTACGGCCTTTCTTCTTGCCAATCCACGACATCTCTTGTGCAGGCTCGACATCCCATGTATTAGCGTGGTCGAAGAAAGTAATACAGTTGTTGCCGTTAACCGTATCAATCAGGATGTACGTCTGCCTATCCTCATCTGTAAAGTTACCCGTCTGGGCAAGTACCATAGATTCCCCAGGCTTCCAGTCAGTACCCGGCTTGGGTGTCATGACGAATGTCTTGGCAGTGTAATCGGCAGAAGTCACCCGGAACTTCATCTCCTCGAACCCCTGCAGCTTGCCTTCGGCGTTCTTGGTGACGAAGTAGGTGGTCAGAATGTCATCGACAAACTGGCTCAGTCCATCGGCATCCGTCAAATCGGGTGTAATCGTATAGCTACCGTCACCGTTGTCGCTCCATTCCTTGACCGTACATCCACCTCCGGGAGAGGCGCACATCCTGCCTTTGAAATAGGTCACACGGTTATAGGCAATCTCCGGAACAAACAGACGTTTGCGGAATATGCCCTCTTCCATTTCAAGGATGCCATTCTTGTCGATGCACCCTCCGGAAATACCAGTGATGAATTCACCGAACTTGACCCAATCTCCGAAGGTTATGGGGAAAGGAGTGCCGTCCTCTTTATCCTTATGCAGAAATATTTTATCTATTTCTTTTAAAATATCCTTTATAATCTGCTTATCCGTATCAGACAATTCCTTCAAGGCATCCGCTATGCGCTTAAAGTTTCGTTCCCACTTTAAGCGAACATCGCGCCCGGTATCATTCGAGCCATTCCAAGGTACTATATTTTCAAACTTGGTATCCATCAACCCAATTCAAGTTCATTATCATTAAAAGACAGCAATAGAGGCTGCCAGCACATGCCATATTCCATGGTATCCAGATTGATAAAATTCAGCATATAATCAGCAAACCTATTGTTCTCTTTATGGCTCTGCTTACGCAGACGTGCATTATTCACTGTTATGACCCCATCGCTTTTGCGACGCTCATAACTATAACTCATGAAAGAAAAAGAAAAGCTTTTTCCTTCGGAGGACAACTGCCTCATTTCATCTATTGCCTGGAATACATTCATGTTGCAAAATTATCTGTACCGGTACCATAAAAAAAGGACACTACCTACTGACATTGCCCTCCAGGACTTCGAGCCTTTTTATACCATCACGTACCTTACGGGAATCAACCACCAATTCTTTTTTTGCGAGAATTTCGAGCAACTCATTGTTGCGAACCAACAACCTCACGATCTGCGAGCGTTGTTCCGATGTCAAGCCAGACAAGACGTTACCTTTGTCGGATGACAACGCCATAGAGTAATCACTCGTATCAACATAACCACCGCCATACTTGCCGCTACGTGTACGAACCTGCTCCAATATCTGCGTCGTGTTGAGCATACGGATAGTCCCATTTTTCTGTGCAATGTCAAACACATCCAAGAACTGGCGCACATGCGGGTTGGCCACACCTTCATGGTTGGCCACAAACTCATTCTTATGTACCGGAATAACACCAGCCACATCATCAGGATTACCGTTCTTGGTATAGCCTTCCACATACTCATCCACATAACCACCGGATTTCAGCCCCTTCGCTTCATCACGCTGCTGCTTGGCGACGGCTAATTGAACAGCACCTTGAGCTGCAGCCAATCCCCCAAGTATAGGGCCAAGTATGGGACCAGCAGTCCACGCAACCATAATTGCTTGTGCAGTCTTAGCTATTACTTGCATTATAGTTGCCGCAAATTCCTTATCAGCATATTTCTTTTTAATCTGGTCAATGGCAGCTTCTTTTTCTTCTTCAAGTTTAGTGGTGTCTTTACCTGCTTTTTGTGCTGCCTTAATTTGTTTATCATATTTCTTTTCAATCTTACTAATTTCCCGATTTTGCATATTGGCTACAAGCTGGCTATATGTAGAAGCTGCATCGCCCATAATGTCAAAAGCCTTACCAACTAATTTCATCCGTTCATCCTCATACTCTTCCTCAATACGGGTCTTCTCAGCCTGATATTCTTCATACGTTATCAAATCGGCATCGTACATTGACTGAAGAATATCGTTTTTCTGAGAAAAGGAAGAAGTGGAATCTATCTCCTTGAAACCTTGTTCACGCTGTTTATTCTTGTTTTCCTTGCCATCTGCCAAATCCATATCCTGCAATTTTGCATCAATGGAAGATATATCTTCCCCATAGGCCGCCAACATATCTCTACGTTCCTCCAGGTACTGGTATTCCAAATCCTTCAGTTGTTCCAAGTAATCAGCTTCCCGCTTGATGTCACCTGCAATATATGCTTGCTTCAATGCAGTCCGTTGTAACTGATATTCTTCGTCAATAGTGGCCAGATTATCAGACTGGGCATTTTTATCGGCCTCCTTAGACGCTTCTGTCAACCGGTCTGCTTCTGCAATCATCTTGTCATAAATCTGCCCCTGGATTTCGGACGAGTCCTTGCCATACTCCACCAGTAGAGCTTTCCGGCTCCAGAGATAAGCCATTTCAGCCTTATATTGTTCTTCCTGATATTCCTGCTGTGCCATGCCTTCATTCAGCAGCTTTTCTTTCAGCAGATTTATCTCTGCATTATAGCCCTCTTTCAGCCTTTCTTCACGGGCCTTCAGTTCTTTGTCAAGGCCATTATCATCTACTTCATTACTGTTTCCTTCTGGTACCGGATTATCTACTTCTTGTTCGGGCAGCTTTGCAAGAATCGCTTCCAATTCCTTTTTCTTCACAGCATAGCTACCATATAATTTTAGGCGTTCTTGCAGTTGATGTTTTAACCCACCGATAACCGCCTTTTCCAAAGACTTGTCATCGCCAATCCATTTCATCTTTTCCGCCTTTTGTTCCTGGAACCATTTACGGTGAATCGCCATCTCTTCAGCCATGCGGTCCTTAAGTTCGCTGATAGCTGCTTCAGTCTCGCTCCGTGTACGTTGCTTCTGGTCATCATCCAGCAAATCCAGATTATCGGCTTTGCTTTTTATGCCGGCAATACGTCCCATCAGCGTTTCATAGCGCTCCATTTTGGCATTCAAGGCTTCTTGAGCCTCAGTCGCCTCATTTGTCCTGGTTTTGAATATAGCCAGATATGATACGACACCAGCCAATACCGAAGCTACAAGTCCCAACGGATTAGCCTTCAATGTCTTGTTAAACAATGACGCTGCGGCAGTAGCGCCTTTGGTTATAGTGGTCCACAAGCTTTTGGCCATAGTGTCTGCCTTTACGACCAATGTATAGGCAGCAACAGCAGCCGAGGCTGCAACAATGGCCCCCTTGTACTTCCATAAGATGGAAATCATAGTTCCCAATCCCTTCACCGTCAGACCGCCCGTCGTTATCATGTACTTCATCACCGGCTGGAGCTTTTCACCCAGCTCCACCCGTATATCTTTGAAGTTATTCTTCGCCTTATCCAACCCCGCCTGAACCGTATTGTTCTGTACATTAAACTCATTAATAATGCTGGTACCGTCGCGATACGCATCATTGGCCAATCTTTGCGCTTTACGAATGTCATCTATCTTGCCGGCCATCGTGCTGATGACACCAGAAGCCCGGACACCATCCAGCCCCATCTCCTTGAACATAGGTGCCAGCTGGTCAAGTCCTCCTTTCTTATTCAATGTATCCAGGAACTGAAGTATCGCCTCGTTCGCATCCTTTTTGATAAGAGAGGTAAAGTCCTCCACGCTCTGCCCTGCAATCTTGGCAAACTTGGCTGGCTCCTGGTACATCTTCATCATCAGCGTCTGGAAAGCCGTCGCCGCCATCTCCTGCTGCTGCATGTTCTGGTCAAGTACAGAGGCATATCCCAGAATGTCACCCTGAGCAACCTTCGCCTGATTCGCTGCCCCTGCCACGCGAGCAGTAAATCCTACCAGGTATGCTTCTGCCGCACTGGAGTTCTGTGCCACCTCATTAATGGCGCTACCGGTAGCCAACATCGCCCCACGCAACCCAAGTTTCTGGTCCTCACCGAACATCTGTGCCAACTTGCCGATGTTCTTCACCGCATCATCCCCCAAATCCTCACCCAGTGCCACATTAATCTTATCGGCCGCATCGACAAACTCCAATACATCCTTCTTCCCGGTAATCCCCAAACGACCAGCATCACCGGCCAGAGCATTCAGCTTCTCACGCACTGTACGGGTATCTATTTCCTTGAACTCTTCATTCAGTCCCTTGACTTCATCTCGGGTCATACCGGTGTACTTGATAACCTGCGCTTCGGCTTCCTCCATCTCCGCATATTCATCCACACATTTGCGGGCAGTCAGAGTTATCCCGGTAAGAGTGCCGACAACTCCTGCCCCCATAGCCGCATACTTGTTAACCCCATCCGCCATTTTGGAAAGAGAAAAACGGGTATCACGTGCCTGCACCTCCACCTCTCTCATCCGTTGTCTGGTCAGCAGATAATCAGCCCGTAGCGCAGCCCATTTCTCCGTGCCGGGAGTGGCATTATCCATCTGCCTCTTGAGGGAAGCCGCAGCCTTGCGCAATTCCGAGTAAGACAATGCAGTCTTTCCAGCCTCTATACGTTGAACGGCGAGCGCGGCATTTAGTTTATCCAGATTCTCTTTCTGCTCCTTGTATTCCGCTGAATTCTCCTTCCCTTCTGCCCGCAGTTTCGCCATTTCAGCCTTGACAGCATCAATCTGCCGTTTGGTCTCGTCAAACTTCGCTTTCGCCTCCGAATTATCAATCCGGATTGCCATTCTAAAGTCTTGTATGTTAACCGCCATATCTTTACCTATTAATCCAGGACAAAGGTATCTTCAAGCGTCACCTTGAAAAAGGACATGAAAAAGCCCGGCAATCCATCACGGACTATCAGGCCAGCACTTATGAACAAAAAGTGTTATCCGTCAAGCCAACGGCCATTATCCAGCCACACCCCTCCGTCACGCCAACGGCCATCAGCCAATATCCACCGGACATCAGCCTCAGTATCGCTGATACGGATGGGATAGAACGTACCGGTCCAGGCTCCCTTACGACCGAACGCATCCAATGTGAATTCCATCTCCTTGCAGACATATCGCTTGTTGCGTATCTCAAACACTTGGTAAGCAGCATATACATTCGGGTCATGGCTCTGGACCTTCACCGCTTTGGTGTAGTCAATATCATAGTTAGTCTGATACAGCAACCCGTCAAGCACATTCAGGCACAAACTTGCCCCAATACTGTTTGTCCTAACATATTGCCACCAAGACTCATCTCTGGATGTATGGTTTTTCGTATATTCATCTATATAAGGAACCGGATATTTCATAGAGACGCCATTGTACACGACACTTAAGCCTTGCAATCCCGTATAGAGTGCCAGGCAGATACCACGTTTTGATTCCGTTTCTTCTCCTCCGCCATTCTGAATTTGCTCTTCAATACTCAGTGCCGGCTCTGTTTTATCTGCATTGCCATTACCGGATAAGGAAGGAAGATAAATCCAAAGAGTAGTGTCCTCTCCCCTTCCTCCACCGCCGTAATAGTTGATTTCAACACTTTGAAAAGCTGTGGGAACCATCTCCAGTTCTACGGTATTGGAAACACCTTCGCGTTCAATGCCGGCAAATCTATCCACCATGACAAACACCGGAGACGAACGTCTTCCATCCTCATCCACCCAGTCACGCAGATACACATACTCCTTGCCATCAGCCTTGTGTGTATAGATAATATCCGGCTTTTTATGGGATTCGTCACTGAACCATCCCGTAATGCTTCGCATGTCGGTCGGTATATCCTCCGGGATATTCTCTCTCTTCGCTCCTTTTTTAACCGCCTCCGGCAAGACATTCCATCTCCAGAACTCGGAATCCTCCACCTTATATGCTACATTCGAGAAAGCAGAATCTTCAATATCCGGCTCTTCAACCTCCACCTCATACACATCCTCCACATTCCGCACATGTACGGAAGTGCCTCCGGTAAAATAGTTCCCTCTCAGCAACAGCCTGGCCGTACGCTTGCGGTTGTCAACCAGAAATACAGCATTGAACAACCGCTCCACCTGCTCAAGGAAATCCTTCACGCTCCAGCCCGGCAGCATCTTGTTCCACAATACCGTTGGTACCGTATGACAGATATACACATCCTTATATACCGTATTCTCCAATTGGTTCTCCGTCAACCCATATCCGAGTGCCCTCATCAGCTCCTTGATGTAAGCGCACAAATAAGGCTGCGGTGTCACATCGAACATATCATCCGTACCCAAATTCCGGTTATCTGCACCTGCCTCTGCCTTGACACACCACTGGTTGTGTATATTGCCGGTATCCTGGTCAAGTACCGGCGCCAGACAATACTCCACTTCCGGATAGGTTTTCTCAATATGGGGAAACATATCCGTCGTCAGTACATCCGTCCGCTTCATTTCCAGAGTTCCAATCAGCAAGTCACCGCCGACAAAATAATTCAGTTCGGAATTGCCGCTCGCAATCTGGAGCGATACCGTATCATCGGTCCAACCGGTAATAATCTCCGTACCGTTGCAATACACCCTATTGTCAGCTACCAATATGGCAGCGCGTTTGGTTTTCACCTCCTGCACGCTGTTCAACCGGTTCAAATGCGCATACAGTTCCGCATTGGTAGCATTAGTCAGCTGCAATGTTATCTCGTAGGTATATTCTCCATTCTTGGTAATCAACGGATTCTCACGCTTCACCTGAATGGAAAAATCCTTCGGAAGTACGGCTTGCACACCGTCAATAAACAATTCAGTCATAATCAACCAAGTTAAGTCCTATACTCATTCCGTTCCAGCCGCCGAACACATCGTACTCCCACTCCACTGTCATACTCTCTGCCCCCTCCACTTCTCCACAAAAGAAATCCATCTCCCGGAGTTTGGTTTTAAGCAGTTGCATGACCTGCTGGATGCGTGCATAATGCAGCAGTTCCTCTTCGTCGGTCTCCTGACCCGACGGAACCTTCTCAATCAAGAACAACAACAAACTATTTCGTTCCCGATAATTGTCTTCATTGCCCTGCGACACTACATCCGGGTAGTTGGCACACAGCATCAACCCCGTACAGTCTCTCAATTTCTTGACAAGATGCTTTTCGCTGACGGCAATCACTGTCCCGTCAATCTTCGTCCGGCTGACCTTATTGACGCTCTCTTTCAGTTCTACCATCATCTCCCTATATCTCTGTATATTTATCATAGCCCTATCAAATTATTCTGTTCAGAATTCGCCATGGTGAAGCTGAACTCCACCGCCTTCAAGACGCTACGCCTGAAGGAGCGTTCAAACTTCTGTTTCGTAATCACAATAGGCAGCCATTCGCCATCCACAAGAATCTCCACCTCTTGTGCGTTCAGCATGTTGTGCCATAATTTATAATCACTCTGCAACATGATGCTGCCGGAGTTGACCGTGTATTCATCAGTAACCTTGACACCGAACTTGCGTTGTACCCCGTACATGGCTGCTGCATCACTCTCATTATTTCCGGTCAGTTTCAGTTCACCGATAGCCGTTAAAGTCTCAGGCATGTCATACACATTCTTGAAACGGAAACACCATACATCCACATACCTTGTACCATCAACGTAAAACTGCATGGAGCCTCCGAGCATGGCCACCGTATAACTGGCTATGTCCGATTTGGAAAATCCGGGAAGCACAGTATCCGGACTCACATCCACCGTGAAAGGCTCCGAAGAAGATACCGGGAATGACTTGCTCTCCTGGCCACCATCCTGGAAAAAGGCCGTTATGTCATATCCTCCATTCTGCGGATAACCACTCACATACTCTTTGGCCCCCATACGTGTCACCTTGGCAGCCACCTCACTCAGTATTCCCGGAGAAGCGGCATCCTTCCGGGTCTGCATCCGGCTGAACATCACGTAGCTCTGCGCGTCTTCTGTCTCGTTGATAAGGAAGGTAAACGTCCCCGAAGCGGTGCTCTGCGGTGCATAGTCCAAGCACCACACGCCCCACAATGCCAATTCGCAGAACTTGCCTAACCCACGAATCCGTACCAGGTTGTCGGCATCCGGTACATATTCCTCATCAAGTATCTTTTTACCGCCATATTTTACGGCAAAGGCTATGGTCACATCCGTGTCAATGATGTAGTCCTGCATGGTGGCGCAGAACTCCCGTGCCCTGGGTCTCTGTATCACATTCATAAACGACAATATTTGTTTCTACGGTCATTTTTCGGCAGCAGCTCGTAATCGGTCATACTACCGTCACGCGCCCGCTTCATCTCATCTATCCAAGTGGCAGCATCGTCTGCCATCCATCCGGCCACACGCTCCACATCATCGAGCGATGCCGGTTCACTTGCATTCATACCGCTTTCTGCCACAAACCTGCGGATCACTCCCCCCGGTATCGCTCCCAGAGACAAGCGACGAAGCGCCATACTCATGGCCAGTAACGCCACCGCCTTGCATGCTGCGAAATGCGCGTCCGTCTCCGGTACCGAGCTTTCTGCAAGCAGTGCCTCCCAACCGGCACCGTATGCCCGCTTCACCGTCAACTGCTGGGCTTCTCTGATGAAAGGCAGAAGCAGCAGGAACATACGCTCACTCTTATTTATCGGGAAATAGGTATCAAAAGAACCCCCATTACGGATTATCAACATCTGAGCAGACTTATACATGTCGCTATCCGTCCACTCTTTCAGTTCCTTGTCATTCAGATAACGAATCAGCACATCCACCGCCTTGTAGTATTCTTCGAGATGTAGCGCGTCATCACGGTCCAACTGCCACTCCCAGGGTAGTTTTTCGCTGCCATCGGTAGCCACCTTGAACTTGCGCCCGTCATCCTCATGGCTGAGGTCATTCTTCTGATACAGCCGCAATGTGGCCAACAGCGCAATCGGCCGTTGCACCTTGCGTACAATCCCGGTATCAGTACCCTCTTTCTCCGGATTGAGATAATAGTTCTCTGCCAGTTCTATCACCTTGCTACCGACCAACTGCGCCAGTTCTTCAGTAGCCAGCTCTATCTCACCGATAACCTTGGTGAAATCATTGTTAGCGTAATAGTTGGCGGTCAACTCACGCAACTCCTTGGCACCTTGGCCGTCTTTGTTGAATATCATAACATCATTTTTTAAGATTCCTCATCAGTTCGTCTGCCCGCTGCCTGTCATCGAGCAACTTCATCATCACACGCAGCAGCAGCGTATCATCGGTAGCCCTCGCATTGCCGAACACTCCGCTTTCGGCCACAGAAAAGAGTATCGAGTTCATGCCCAGGCTCTGCACATCATTCTGCCGGGTATCCTTGTCCCTTCCACGGGAAAATACCGGTCCGAAGCACAGTTCCAGTCCGTCAATGATGAAAGTTCCGGAAAACAAGTATTCACAGAAGTAGGAGAACCAAGCATAAATCCCCCATCTCATCCACACCGGCATGTGCTCCACAAGCCCCATGTATCTGCCCATATATTGTTCACGAAAGGGTTCACGCTCTACACAGCCTTTTTTCTCCACCGGAGGACGATAGAGGATGGCACACAATGCCTGCAAGTCTACCGGCTCATGTCCGGCATTATACCTATTGACCGCAGCCACCGCATGACGGAACTCACCAAAAGCCAAATCCGCCCCATGGCTCATCGGACCGCGCAGATAGCGCCATTCCGGTATCAGATTCACGGTCGAGTCATACGCCAGTACCACATCGTCTCCCTCCATTCTCCACATCCATGCCAATGTCTCGGCCAGGTGGTCCACCAGCAGCATATCCTGCACCTTTGAACGGAAGACATATCCCCTATTCTTCAGTACATACGCACACCACTCGCGCTTCACGTCCAGCAAGCTGATGCCCGGTTTCGTCATCAGCTTCTCCCGGTTCTTCAGCAGGTGCAGCCACTCCAACGGCTTCACCTCCTCCCAGCAGTCCGGGAATTCAATATCCTTCTGTCTCATATCTATACTTGTTTTACCGCCCTGTCCGGCGTCGATACATTCTCTTCCTTGTTGATAACCTTCCGGTAAATACCGAGGAAAATCCCCTTCTTATGCGGGAAATTAATACGGATGGCATCATTGATTGCCTCCAGTACGATATCCTCGGGAATCTGCGTATCAGCCCCGTAGAATATCTTCAATGCATAGAGCATCTGGCTGCCGCTGTCACTCTTGCCGTCAATGATGATGTTGGCCAATGCCGGAGAAAGTCCGAAACCGCTGGTAGTGGAACTGTCCGCTATGCGTGAAATCTTCGCCTGCGCCTCGATGTACTTGTCGATGTTCATCTCGATAGGCTCTATCTTCCAGCTCTGAGCATTACCGTCGGCATCCACGAAGTCGACACAGCTGAAGAACTTGCCGGCATTCTTCTTGCCAGCCATCACATTGGCAATAGTTTCGGTCAGTTCATCCTTCAGCCGCTCCATTTCCTTCTGAATCTTCGTCTCATCCCAATCCTCGTGCATGGCCATAATCAGCTCATGTTTCTGGTTCCAGTATTCCTGCGGAGAATGCACCACATACGCGGCTGCAATCATGTTCTCATTCAGGTGCTTGATGATTTCCGGAAGGTTGTTCGCGTTCTCCAGCCAGGGAACCGACCCATAGAAGCAGGAAATCGCATACATACTGCGGCCAAAACTCCGCATGCAATGGTATTTAATGGCAGTTTCGTGCCGGGTCGGATTCCATTTGTCAAAAGCCGGGTACTTGCGGAACGTGCGGCTCTTGAAGGAATCAAAATCACCAGTGAGGTATTCCGTAACATCCTCAAGCCTACGGCTGTCATTCTCCGGCCACACCAGACGGCTTTCTTCGCTGTGCAGTGACTCCAATCGCTGCACCCATGGGCGGCCGATACGCACTCCCTTGCCCATATAATACTTGGTGAAATGCCCGTTCATGTGCGTGTATTCAACCAAGTTGTCACGTATATACCCTTTGTAGTCCCAGCTATCCAGCCATTCCTGAATCTCGGCATCCTCCATCCATTCCTGGATGCGTTCGTTATTCTCAATCTTCACCCGGTAAAGCATCGGCCCCTGACCATACAGCAACCCCACCTTACGGTCCAGAATACCGGGACCCAGGTTGTTCTTCTCCAGCAAGTCACGGATGGCATTCGGCATATTGTTGTCCGAGCCCCATGGAACTACACGTACACCGGCCACCGATACCGGGTCACCGTCCCAGTCCTGCGAGCCAGCATTAAAGAACTGGCTCATGCTCTGGCTCCAGTTCATGTTAATGGCATATTGCCCGGCAGCCGTATCCACAAAACTGAAACTGCCTATCTTCTTTATCTCACTCATAACTATCTATTGATATAAATTCTCGTTGTATTAATGAACAGCGAACCGCAATAATCCACCACTATCTGCTGAAGTTCCGGTATATGCTGTTCAATCACGGGATTGAACCAAGGTTTCGGCTTCCGGTTCCAATCCTTGTTGCTTTTCTTGGTGATTACCCGTGTACCACCCTCCATATTATACCCACGACCTACACCCAAATGAACATAAAGTCCGTCGGCATTGAACCCAAAACCGATGCTCGTAATCTCCTCACCTTTGGCCGGCACCTTGCCCCAATGCCGGTAATTCTGCCTGATGGATGCCGAAAGCTTCTTATCTTCATCAATCCATTTCGATACGCTCGCCTGCAATGCCTCGTTCACTTTCTTTCCCCAGGCGCGTATCCGACCGTTGAATGCCGCAACCGCTTTCGCATCCTGCTGCCGCTCGAACTGCTGCGTAATGCCGGTATCACCCTCTATCGTGATGTCCAGCGGAAACCTATCAGCCAGCCGGTTCTTCTTGCTCCACCAGCTACTGCGGTTATTATTTTGCGATAATCGTTCTGCATGTGCTCCCATGCTGCAAAAGTACCCCAGCCCACTTATCCGAAAAAGGACACAAAAAAAGAGGTCTCCCGAAGGAAACCTCTCCAACTTCATCACAAAGATGCTGTCAAACAATAACAATGAAATGAAGCTATATCAAAGCACCGATACGCTTGCAAGTTCATCCGCAAAACTATGCAGCGCCTTCTCTATGCGTTGTTTTTGTTGAATGCGCGGTTTTGAACGCCCGTGCATATATGCCCACAGTTGCTTTTGATGGATACCGGTCAGTCTCTCCAATCCGGCAAGCGACAACAGACTGCCGTAGTGAAGCAATAGGCTCTGTATGTCATAATGCCATATCAATGTATATTCCCCTTTTATTTGTTCCGGCCAACGTTCTTCAGGGAGATTTTTTTTAATCAAAGCAATGGCGACTTCCACATCCTTCTTGCACTCTTCTACGGTATCTCCAGCCGCATAGATGCCCTCACAATTTTCTGAATAAGCCCCAAAACTATCAGGACTTGCACAAATGTTCATAATAATCTTTTCCATGATTCAATGATTCTATTTGGATTAAAAGGGATGGGGATTATACCCCCATCGCCCTTGCTATTTTTCTTCTTAACGGTTCGGGAAACTCTTTGGCTCCGTGATAGGGAACCGGCTCCGAAAGCTTCCCATTCTTTGTGTAGAAGTAATGACTACCTTCTGCGTGACTGAACTTCCAGCCTGCCGCAATGATTTTCCGATGAAACTCTGAATACTTCATTTCTGACTTATATTATTGTTTGACTCTGCAAATATAGAAATATTTCTATTAATCGCAAAGAAATAGCAGAAATATTTCTATTAATATATAAAAAAACCGGCTATCCATCACAGACCACCGGCTTCTCAAATGTACAAAAAAATGTTTCTTAGAAAATATCCTCTACGGCAAAGTTATCCAGACCGCCATCCTCATGTGTCAGATTCTTGCCATCGGCATCTGTATTCGAACATATATGGCGCACGATGTAATCCTCTTCGCTCATGCCTCCAGTCAGAACCGATAAGGCATCCTCTCGAGAATAATATATCAAAGCCTTGACACTATAATGAATATATTTTTTCCCACACGGAAACAACACACAGATATCATCATCCGAAGGTTCTATACCCAATTCAGACCGTATTTCTTCAATCTGTTGGAACAATGGTTTCAACCCTGCTGATACCGGGACCTCAAGCTGATATTCCATCCGGTATATATTCTTGCTATTCTTTGCGGCCTCGTTCATTGCTCCCCCCTTTCTCTTCTTTCTCAATATATTCATTCAAGAACTTGGCAAGGGTTTTGAGTTCTTCCAGTGTTATGTCGCTCGACTGACATTCAAGATTGTATATTGATTCTTTTGCTCCATTGCTGCTGACAGCTACGGTTTTCATAATCCAAGTCTCTTTCATACCTCCCCCCCTTTCCGGCACTTCTTTGCCTTATAAACGCACAATGCAACGGCGATGACCAGCGGTGGGAACACCAGGCTGGCGCACGTCCAGCCGATGGCACGGAAATACCATTTGTCTGCTTCGGTCTTGACTTCGCAGTCGGGAGCCAAAGCGCGGTAGTACTTGCGCTGGAGGTTATTCACTTGCTCGGTAAGAGCATTGACAGATTCGCCCACGGATGTACGTGGAGCAGGTACGGACTGCGTACCGATAGTTAGTTCTTTCATACAGCCTGCTCCTTTGAAAATTGATAACCTACAAATTCGACCACAGAAATACGGCCTTTGGCAAAACAATTATGCGCCATAACTTCATTCCAATGATAAGAGATACCATCATCAAGAACAACTACAGTCTCATCCAAACGGGCAGAGACACAACCGAGCAAGTCGAAGACAGACTGACTCAAAGATTCCAAACTATCATATTCTACAGAATACGATTTCCTTTTTCCAGATACGGAAAGAGTGACTTTTGATTTTTTCATATACGAACATCTGTGTTAGCAATGGCAGAAAAAAGAACGGCTACCAAACCCGTTGCTAACACAGATGATTCAACCCCGCCGAAGCGTGAGGAACAAATGTCGGGAATGATAGCCGTATAAGTATATATGCATACTTTACGCAATGTCTTCGTTTTCGTATATGAATTTGCAGGCGACATTTATGTCGGAAGCAAACCGATGGGCACAAAAAAAGCCCAAATTCGTATTTGGACAATATCCGTTGTCCGGTCGGGATTGAATCAATAGTCAATCATCTATGTTAGCACTGCAAATATGGGGATAATATTTGGAATGACAAAAGAGAAGCGAAGTTTTTTGCTCCGCTTAATCATATTATTATCTAAACTGTCGACTTGGGCACCATGTACGACCATCATCTAATTTTAAAACAATCTTCCCATCTACCTTACAAAAGTTTTCTCCTTCTTTGAATTTATATTTGCTTTCTGCCTGAATGGCACTAATAGCTGAATCTATATACTTCTCATACAGCTCCATAGTAACTTCATCACCACATTGTTCACACCTTTCTTTGCAATAATTCAGAATATCACTTTCCGATATAAAATCAAAGTCAAATATAATAGACTTATTACTATTATAATAGTTCTCTATATAAAGAATTGTTTCATCTTTTTCTCCATTCTGTAGTTTATCCAAAGTTGAATCACTTAATACACAAATATTAGTTTCTGGATATATTTCCAAATCTCCTGCTGCCCCCAAATTACCAGTTATCTGACTAAACAAATCGAAATCTCCCTTAAATCCCTTACCGTAATACAATTCTTTCGATGCGATTATGTTGTATCCATTTTCAAAAGCAATATGATGCTTTGCGTAATGTTCATACGTTAGAGAGAGCTCTTTTTTAACTTCTTTTTCCGCATGATAACCTTCCCAGTCACCTGCAAAAATAGCATCTATATCCCATTGTGACAGCTTCCGTATATTGAACCCGTCATGGATTAATTTATCCAATTTATTTATTTTAGCCGGACCAGGATCCGAACCCACTAAAACATAATTAGTTTTTTTAGTAATGGCAGTATCTATATCAGCTCCCATCGCTTTTAATTTTTTCGCTATTTCTTTTCTCTCCAAAGAAAATTCACCAGTAATAACTACTTTACGATCATAAAAAGGATTATTAGGGTCAGCTTGAGACAAATCCTTTCTTAGAATATCTCCTTTTAGCATTCTAGCTGCCAACCTCTCATATTTAGGCTTCTTATTTGTAATTAGCGAAAAATCCGGTCTGTTCCCATTTAAATAGTTTAAATAAAAATATGCGCAACATTCAGCATCGAATAAAGCATCATGGTGACCATCCGTTGGCATTCCAAAAGCCTCACATAAATCATGCAATCCAATCCTATTATATAAGTTACACGTACACTCAAACGAAGAGATTCCCATAGGAGGAATACCATAATACAACAAATTACGGTTTAACACATCTTCATCAAATTGTGCATTATGAGCTACGATTGTAGTGTTAATAAAATATTCTTTAATTTCATCCCATACCTTATCAAAGGTAGGGCTGGACTTCGTCTGATCTGGAGTAATATGATGCACAGCTATCGTATTAGCATCATATTTATTATATGGTGGCTGAATCAACCGAACTATTCTATCAACAACAATGCCGTTCTTTACAACGACTATACCTATTTGACAAGCCATTCTATCATTAGTGGCTGTTTCAAAATCTACAGCAGTAAAAGATGTATTCATAGTATTAAAATAGAGTTTACCGTTCACGACGGGCATGCCGCTACTAAGTAAACTCTATCGAATCGCGATCTAAAATATTTTGTTACAACATAATCCGTATGCCCCCGTTTTACATTGTACTATCTTATCATAACCACTTTGCGAATATGAGCATAATATTTGAAAGCACCAAACAAAATGATTATTTTTGCAAGAAACATTTATAACCTTATGTTTGAGAAAGAATTGGAAACCTACCACAAGAATATTGACCGCCTGCGTGAAGAGAATCCATTAGGTGGATTCGTGGTCATCAAGGGAGACGTGATACTCGATGTGTGGCACAGCGACCTTGATGCATTGAAAGAAGGCTTTAAGGCTTTCGGTGAAGAACGCTTCATGATAAAAGACATCAATGAGCGTCCTATAGATATACGTTCATTCGGCAGTGCCGCTTCAAAAATTATACTATGATACACATTCCCCTGCAAAGTGATGACCTGATGGAAGAAGGGATGTGCATGGAAATAGAAATCATGCCCTCCTTTGAATACCTCAAAGAGATGGGATTCCTAAATGTCACACGGTATTGATATTTTAAAAATTTCCTATTCAAACATTTATATGCTATTTTTGCAAAAAACATCCGCTATGAACGAAATAGAACTTCGCAAATACTGTTTGGATAAAGCTATAGAGATACTTGGTTGGTACAAGAACTTCTTTCCCAAGAAGGAGTTGCACCCTCTTATTATCTCGGAAATCCTCTACCGTTACCTTACCACCGGACAAGCTGAGTACTTCGAATTACCCCATGCACGTGGGTAAAGCTACCGTTTTCGCACATACCCCCTCCGTGGTTGAAGGAACGGTAACACGACCAGTCATTCCGCTATTCGGGCCCCATTCCGTTTGCGAGCGTGCGAGCAAACGGAATGGGTGCGCCCTGCACCCCTCCGTCAAATCAGCCCCTCATCGCCAAAACTGTAATATCCACCATTCGTTATAATCACGTGGTCTATCATTGTGATATTGAATAACCCTGCCGCCTTTTTAAGTTGCTCCGTCAGCCTCTTGTCTTCATTGCTCGGTCGGCTGTTGCCACTCGGATGGTTATGCACCGCTGCGAACTGCACTGCCCCCGTATCAATCAGCACGCGCATAATCAGCCTTATATCCGCTGAAGTCTGGTCAATACCGCCTACCGATATGCGTACTTTCTTGATAAGCCGTCCGGCTTGGTTTATAGACACGACCCAAAATTCCTCATTCGGCAAATCTCCTATCAACGGCTCCATCAGTTCGTATACGTCTTTGCTCATCCTTATTTGCCTACGTTCCACCTGCTGCGACAGTTGTCTCTTGTACATCTCCACGGCTGCCACGGCTACCCTCCTGCGTCCAGGAGTCAAAGAGGAAAACAATTTTTCAAGGTCTATCACTTCGTTGCTGCGTTCGATGTCCGAAACAATCTGTCTGTTGTTGCTGATTTCGTAAATCAGTTCGCTGTCGCTCATGTAGCGGCAATCGTTATCAAAAAGAGTATTCATAATTGTATGGATTAAATTGTTATAAAAGAATTGTCTTGCCTAAGAAATAGCCTCCCAAAACCTCTGCCCCAAGCGTTTCAAGTGCACACGCAAACCGTGCGTAACTATGCCCCTGCGTCAGTATATCATCGAATACAAGGCATTTCTTACCCTTGAAAAAACGCTTATCAAACTTGATGACCTCCACCGTCTGCACCGTCTTGGCCGCTTTCGTCTCATGGATGGCAATCCGTCCACCCTCAATGGTAATTGCTTTGTACGCATTCCTGCACCCCGTCAGCCGTGCCACCTCTTCGGCAAAAGCCTTGTATCTGATTTCGTTCTTCTCTCCGCTACTGGCTGGTATGCAGACCAACGTCACGTTGCAAACCTCCGCACCGAACTGCTCGCGCATCTTCTTCGCTACAAGTTCTGCCACAGACGCACTGCGCTTCCCGTCCTTAAAATCCCATATCATCCTGCGGATAGACCACTCCCGTTTGTTAGCCTCGTACTTGGTAGGCAAGTAATCAAAGAAGTTAAACATGAATTTAGACCATTGATTTTTCCATGCTTCGGGGATGTTTCTTTTTGCTGCCATAACTGTAAGTTTTTAATTTATTCTGGATTTCTGGAGTCGTCGGGTGGAGCCTTTTTTAATTTTCTCCGTTTCCCGGAACGACTTTTTTTTTATTCCGGCGTGTCTGTATGACGTGCGGTATGGTTGCCTTTTGATGCCGCAATAATTGAGGTGCCGAGGATGACATTCCGCAAGGTTCCGACTAAAACCGAAGGCTTGAATACTACCCGTAGGGCTGGAGATTTTTTAGCGGACAACGCCCGACCTTGTTTGTCAGACCGGTGCCCTACATTTGCGGACTCAAAAGACTACCTGACCGCATACAGAGATGCAGGAAATGAAAAGGAGTTGCGGAAAAGAAACGGAGGCACGCCAAGCGGAACGCTTACCGCTCT